TATCGGTCGGCATCCGCTGTCACACGTAGGGTTTGGGCCGATGTTCAATGGGGATGAGCATACGGTAGACAAAAGTTTTTGGGAACACGCTCCCGAAATGTTTTTCGAAATGACAGCAGGTGATCTGCGATTACTGATGAGTATCATAGGTCTATGGAATTATCCGAATCATGTATTTGAAAAAGGGTATTCCAAGACAGAAAACACAGGCATCAAATGGGGCAAGCGTATTCCAAAGAACGAAGTGCGTACACTGGACATCGAACTACCAAAGCCTGATGGTGTAAAGATGTATGAAAAGATGTTCCGTGGATTTGGAGCGCCAAAGAGACAGCATCTACGTCGGGGCCATTGGCGACACTTGCACAAGCAGGACGGATCTATTCAAAGAGTATGGATTAATGAACAGCTTGTCGGAGATCCATCGCTAGGGGTCATTGATCATAATTATAATCTGAAGCGTAACTGAACCGGAGACACTAATATGTTTAGCACCTTCAAGAAGCCAGTGAAACGAACCTATTTGGTACAGCAGTACCACTCACCCCAATTACCAAGAACATTTTATGTGGAGCTTGACGGGAAAGCAGTGACACCACGAACCAGTATGAAATCGCAAGCTGGCTATTGGCGTTTACTTCTGAGGGATGGGTATCACCTAAAATACGAAGATGGTTCTAAAGAATTGTTCTTCATCAAAGGCGACAACACGGTCCATCAGTTAATAGTCGGAGCATCAGATGAGTGACATGATCTGTGTTCCTGCTGAAAAGTTAGTGTGGTGGGCATACTTCTCAGACATTATGGCAATTATAGGGTTCATTTTGTCAGGGTGTTTGTTAATAATCTGGATAGGCATCCATAGATTTCTTCGGATCACTCCTAAAAAGTTCAACTGAACTTAAATTAAACTGGCCCTCTTAGCGGCTTCAACATACTGCCTTGCTAATTTGTTTTTCTCTATCCTTAACTTCCTCATCATCTCTGTCTTCTCGCTAGGAGACAGAGTCGGTGAGGTCATAATTGCATTTAGTTCATTGTTTATTCTGGTCAACTGTGTCGCCGCACGATTAAATACTTTCCTCATTCCCAGAGGGACATCCTGTCTTGCCATCAACTGGTTGACTCGATCCGTATCGTTTCTATCTGCGGCATCTTGGATCGACTTAGTAAGCTGATCCAGATCTCTGCGGACAGTATAAAAGTCTTGGACAAAGCGACTCGTTTGATCCCCCTCAACAGTAAAGAATCTAGTCAGTCCTAATGCTCTTCCAACATCCGTCAAATAGGGGTCACCAAAAACACCACTTGGTTTTTTCGGCACAGCTCCTGTGATTGACAACAAGCTATCTAAGAAAGCAACAGGGAAGGTTGCAAACCCTGCGAGATATCCTTCCATCAACTGCTGAATTTCTATTGGTGACAGGCCTGCAA